CCAAGTATTCCAAACTTTCGTTGCGTGGCTGTTTCAGCCGAACGAGCTGCTTGTATGTCTGCTTGGGCCATACGGCCTCCACTCATTAAATCTGCAAGCCTTGAAATAGCTCTAGATACAGCATTAACGAAATCAGTAACACGATCGGTTAGCCATTGCAAAGCTGGTCCAAATGCGCGAACGAGAGTAGTAGCTAAGCCAGCTAAAGACTGCCCAAGTGCGCTGACACTGGCTGTTAACCGCTCCATAGCGGTCTTTGGCTTGTTTACAGCTGCTACTCCTTCGTTACCCATTTTTACAAGCGTATCAATTAGCGTTTGTACTGAAATATCCCCGTCTTTTGCCATCTTCAAGATGGCATCACGGCTGACTCCATACTTATCCGCTAACTCTCCTTGAATATTTATGCCCTGACTCGTCAGTTGGTTAAGAGTTGCTTGAGTTACTTTGCCTGACTCAAGGGCCGATGTAATAGCGCTACCTGTTTTTTCAAAGGAACCACCGTACTTTTCAGTAAGTGTAGTAATTAGTTGAACTGCTTTAGCTTGATCTTCAAGCTCTAGCCCCAAACCTCGAACATTTTGGATTACCGCTGTGAACTTTTCTACGTCAGTGTTAGCGGTTTTAAACGCAGCAGCTAACTGTTTAGTTTGCTCTGCAGAGAAACCTAAATCTTCTCCTAGTTGTTTAACTGCTTGTCCCCTAGACGCAATATCGCCGATTAAGGTTCCTAGTAACGATCCGGCAAAGCCTCCTCCAGGGCCTGCTAAACCACCTAAAAGACCACCGATAGCACCGCCGGCAGCGGCTCCACCACTCTGACCAAATAGCAGTGGAAAAACTCCGCCGATAACTGCACCGCTTACTGCTCCACCTAAACGTCCTCCAATACCTCGGCTTGTCCGCGCAGCTGTGCCGGCTGCGGGAGGTAACGCTGGACCTTGTAAGCCAAAACCTGCGTTTGCTGTCGGAACAGCTTTGCGCTGTAAAGCTATTTGTTGTTGAATTAAGCGGTTTTGTCTATCTCTTGCGGCATTAGCTTGACCCAACGCTTGCACGTACTGTCGTACTGCGTCTGCCTCAGCAACTGTTCCGGCATTTACCTTATTAAGTGTTGCAGCAGCTTTTGCAAGGTTTGCGTTGTAGGCATTGAGACTTTGCGAGGCACCGGCTAACCGTTTGTTTACACTATCTACTCCTGTGGAAAGAGTGTTTATTTGTTTTGTAATAGCCTGAAGCTGCTGTATGCCTTTTACGCCAATCTCGATATCGGCTCTGTAGGCAGCCACGGCGTTCCACGCATACTCTGGTACTTCAGTTTACGGTGTAAAAAAGCCGCCGGGCTAGCGGCGGCGTTTGGCCTTGTCGATTTCCTTTTGCTGGTCTTCGTTCAGGATTTGGAAGTAGGCGCTCCAGCCGAGTAGCTCCTCGGCGGTCATGGTCGTCCGAACTTCGGTAAGGGTTAGGCCCAGCTCTTTGGCGACGCCAAACTGGAGCATGAGCCAGCTGTCCTTGCGGAGTTCGGCGCTCAGGATTTTGGGTCGATGGGCTCGGCGTCGTCGGTCAGGATCGCCAGCATCAGCGCTTGCAAGTCCTTGTCCTTGACTTCGTTTTTCAGGACGTCCACCTCGCCGACGCTGAAAAGCTTGGCGCCGGATTCGTCGAGGGCCTTAGCAATCAGCAGTTGGAGTGCGAAGGCGTTGGCATCGTCGGACTTGGCCTGCTTTTGGGCGCGTTCGCGCTCAGCCATTGTCAGCGGTGCCACCCACATTTCGAATTTGGTGCCATCGGAAAGCTCTACTACTTTCTTGACGGGCTCCAGGTTGGCGGCCTTGCGGAGACGGTCGATTGCGCGTACAGGAACGGGCATACCAGTGCTTGGGGTATGCGATTAGTGTAGCGGAGTAGAAATAAAAAACCCCGGCTTGTGGCCGGGGCTGCTGAACTGGCTGCGACAGCAGATTATCAGGCTTGGCTGAAATCGAAGGTGGGCGTAGCAGCGGGGCGGAAGTTGACGGTCACCGATTGGGCGTCGTCGGGGTTGATGTTCAGGCTGGCCGAGGTCAGCACGGCATCAAACGAGATCGAGCGGCTCAGGGTTTCGCTCAGGGTGCCGCCGCTGAACACGCGGTCGGTGTAGAGCTTGAAGGCTGCCCCAGTTTGCTGGCGCTGGAGCACGTCCTCGATCATGCGGTTGGACAGGGCAGCGTCCTCATTGGTCATGTAGACCGTTGCGGTGCCGGTGCCATCGCCAAAGCCGCTGATGTAGCTGCGGAAGGGCACGTACTGGCCGGGGGTTTGACCGATGGTGGTGACGTCGATTTCAGCGCGGCTGATCTCGAAGCTCCAGTCGCGGACTTGGCCAACTACGGCGAAGTCGGCGTAGTAAACCTCGAATTCGTTGGGAACAGTCGCAGTGCCATCATCGGTGATGGCCAGGATGGTGCCACCAGCGGTAGTCGATACGGTGAGTGCACCAGTTGCAGCGGTGTAGCTCAGGACGTAGTAGGTGGTGGCGTCGGAGATAGGCGCAGGCAGGGTGCCGGTACCGGAGCCGCCAGTTTGGCTATTCACCACGCGGAATTTCACCGGGTCGCCTACCTTGAAGTTCAGGTAGGGGGCAACGGTGATCACATCGGTGGAAATGTTGACACCGGATTCACCGAAGGTGCCGGTGGTGCCGGCGGGTTTGTAGTAGAGGGCGCCGGACGTGCCGGACAGAACGGTGGTGGCCATAGGGCGTACCAAGTGAACGTTGTTGGGCGGGCACTGCCCGGCTTAATACAGGTTAGCGCCTGTGGTTAAGCATCACCTACGACAAGACAGTTGCAACGTAGGACGTATCAATGCGGCCCACAAAGTGGGGAGCTTCCTCTGTTGCTGAAAATGTTGGGCCGTTAATTTCGCCGACGCGGAAAAATACGCCGCTGGTTGTTTTGGCGGTGTTGTTGAGTGTTTCCAGTGCGTTGACTGCAGTGGTGATCAGCGTTTGGTTGCGGGCTGGGCCGCGGCCTTTTTCCGTGAAAATGCGGATAACAATCGCGCCACGGGCGTTGTCAACGCTGCTGGTAAGCGTGGGTTCGTTGGTAATACCGAAAGTAACATTGACGCGAACGTACTCAGTAGTGGTGTTAGGCGGGACCGCTGTGATGTTGTCGAAGTAAACAGGCACTGCAGGTGCCAGTGCGCCAAAGGCGGAAAGCAGTGGATTTTCGACGGCGGCGCGGATTGCTTGGTAGTTCATGAAAATCTTCGTGTCATAGCGGAATCCATCTCTAGCTGAACTGCTCGTCCCAGATTAGAGCTGGCGTAAGTGGCAAACCAGTCGAGGGGTGCCGTACGACTGGAATTAGATCCTTCGCTACCTCCACCAATCTGACCACGATAAGAAACTTGAGAACGAGGGCCGTTAAGCTCCCATTTTTGGCGGCCCAACGCTGTTTGCGGTTCTGGAGTTAAACGGCGTGCGTAGTATTGGCGGTCATGCTGTATTGCATCAATAGCTTCTAATGCGTGAGGAGCAAAATTAGTGATGCGAAAAACTACGCTGTCTGTACTAAAGATACTTTTTGTTACTTGAGTACCCGTTAAAGGGGGCGTAATTAAAGGACGAGGTTCGCCGGGCTGTCCTGTACCGCGTACGGTTGTTGTGGGTGTTTGAATTTCCCAAGAGTTAGAAAACTCTCCGGTCCAACTTGGGCCGGCTTGCTGTAATTCACGTACTACTCTTTCAGCGACGCGTTTCGGACCGTTGTAAACCGTTGTTGCGGCTACGCGATCAAGTTCTTGCAGTATATTCACACCTCCTTGCCAAAAACCTTTGCGTGCCATTACTGGGGCCTCACGATTAGAGAGTGGTAAACCGGGTTGTCGCCGCGATAGGTCGTGATGGCGATGATCTTTGCCTCGCGGGTTGCGCCAGCTTGCTGGTATCGGATGCGGTCGGCCTCAGTCGGGTAGTACGTGCCAAGCTCACTGGCGCCGATGATGACTTTGAGATCAGTGGTTTGGTATAGACCTTCGGCTTCACGCGGGCTGACTCGGGTGATGACTGCTTTGACTGTGACCGTAGTATCGGCGCCAGTGACTATGCCGGTTGTTGGGTCGTAGGTTCGGGGTGTAGAGGTTTTGATATACGTGATGTTTTGGCCCCAGTCGGCAAGGACGGAGGTCGGGATTGGGGCAAAGGTGGTGTCAATTAGGCCCATGTCAGCCTCGACGTAGACGGACGGCGTAGTTGGTGGCGCCCCCCATGCAGTAGGCACCGAGGTAGGTCTGCAGCCAGGGGTAGAGGTCGAAGACGTTGTTCACCATGCCCGGTGTCATTGAGCTGGATTTGTATTTGACCTTTAGCTCGCCCAGTTCCACTTGGTCGTAGAGGCCGGTGGTGCCGGTGCTGCCCGTGATGGCGTCGGTGTCGTTGGCGAGGGCGCGTGCCAGTTCGTAGGTGGCGACTTTGATTTCTGTGGGGATGACAGTGCAGACCAGTTCGATGCCATCAACTTCGAAGTCCTCGCGTGGCCACTTGA